AACGGCGATGCGAAGGGCGAGGCAAAAGGTGAAGCAAACGGTCCGGGTGTCATGTTCATATAATTATAAAGCTTATTCCCTGTAATCAACACGCTTTGTGATGCCATTACTCTTTTCAAGAAAAATAATATCACCGGTCGCCGCTTTTACACTCTCTTTGCGATGACTAATAACCATAATGCTTTCATTAAACTTCTCAACACGCTCTTTGAGTACATTAATTACAAGCTCAATACCTCGTGCATCGAGACTGGAGTCAAAGAGCTCATCGTAAATGCTAAAGTTAAAGCATACATCACCTTGAAGGCGTCGCATATCCATAAACGCAAAGAGACAGGCAAGATCAATATTCTTTCTCTCTGCACCGCTAAAATTGAAATATGAACACTCTTTACCCTTGGTGTCAATAATCTCTTCTTCAAAGTATTCATTAAACGAACAGATACAATTGGCATCCATTTTTTGAAGATAGTAAGCTAACTTACTATTAAAGAGCTGTAGAATCTTTTTAACAATATATGACTTAACACCCTCTTCTGACACAACAAATTTAACAACGTCTAATACATTAGTTGTATTTTTTATTACGTCTAACTCTGTCTTGAGCTCGTTAATACCTTTTTCTTTTTCTGCAATTAATTCATCGTATTGAGTAGAGGCTTGCGTAAGATCTTTTAAATCTTGCTCAAGCATTACTTGCCATTCATTAAGCTGTTCAAGTCTTGATTGATATTTCTCTTGATCCTTTAACTCTAGAGCGTGCGCATGTATGCTATTTTCGAGTTGTTTTATCTTAGCATTAATTTCATCTCTCTTTTCTATTAATGATGTCTCAGTAACGTTACATGTGGTAATTGTATCCAGATGTTTCTTAATGCTATCATTCAGCTTCTTCTTCTCATTCTTTATGTGGTCTTTATCTGTCTCTTCAATACTTCTCAAGCAAGTAGGACATTTATCCTTATCTGTACCCACAGCTGCAATTTGTTTTTGAAACTGAGTAATGAGAGTCTGTCCTTCACTCTTTTGATGTCTATTTTCCTGAATCTTTGAATCGAATTTCTTTACAGCATCTCTTAGCTTATCTATAGCGATATTAATATTATCAATATTTTTAACCTTAAAAGAACTTATTTTATCGTTTATTTCAATAATCTCCTGAGCGTTATTTGTCTTGCGTAGAGTGTATTTATCATGCTTTTGCTTGCGCTCGTTAAGAGAATTTTCTTTCTGTCGATTAAGACTTAAAAGAGTCTTTTCTACCTCATCATATCTTGTTACTTGTATGTCTAGTGCTTTTTTGTTATCACCTATATCTATCTTTAGCAAATTAGACATATTACTAAAAATACCAAGGTTAAAAATATCCTCGATGAACTTTCTCTTCTCTTGCTTCTTCTTCGCCATAAACGGAATAGTGTTGTTTATGGTCATAATCACACAGTTTTGAAATATCTCAGGTGTGCAGTTAAACTTCTTCATAATGAAGTTATTTGTATTGGAGATACTATCGCGTGTTTTATCTTCGTCGTTAATATAGATATAGCACTTTGATGGTTCGAGTGTTCGTACAATCTTAATATTCTCAATAGTATCGAATTGAGTTACACTAACCTCAAGTATGACTTCGCAGTTTTTTTTGTTAACACTATTAACAATATATTCTTTCTTTAAGTCACGGAGTGTTTCACCGAAAACAGCAAAATTAATAGCATCGGCAATTGTCGATTTACCGACACCGTTTTGTCTATCTTCCTTATCTTTATTAACACCTGTTATAATGTGTAATCCGCGCTTAAAGTCAACAGAGACAGGCACATTTCCAACAGATAGAAAATTTTTAATTGTTACAGATTTAAAGTTAATATACTTCATACTTGACTAGCACGCTTATAAAGGTCGGTGCAATACGTTATAATACTGTCTTTATTTTCGATATCTAGTACGTTAATAAACTCTTCAATTGTAGCTTGCATGTCGACTCCTGTTGAGTCGTAGTTCTTATCATCAATAGAATATGCTCCCTCTGTGTAAGTATAGTCGGTAGTGAATGAGAGTGGCTTATACACGGAGAACTTCTGAATAAGAGCATCGATAGCATCGCTATTTGCCTTCTTATCGACAATAAACTTAACAAAATTACCGTTGACCATTTGATTGATATCAGCGCCTGTTAAGGATTTAGCTTGTGTTAATTCAGTAAGAGATATCTTCTTATGTATCGGTGATATGGTATTAATAAAGAAATCGTATTTAAGTGTCTCAAAATCAAGAATATAATACCCTTTCGTGCTGCCTAAATCACCAAAATCCATTTCAAAAGGATTACCAACGTAAATAATTTTACCCTCATTATAGACGCGCTCATCTCTTAGATGAAAGTGACCTGACATTACGAGCTCAGCTTTTGTTAAGAGATCGAGTGATTTCGCGCCGTGATCACATGTTTTAAAACTATTCATCTTAAAGCTTTCAATCTCAAGATGTCCAAAGATAGCGTCAGCCTTTGGTAGACCACTCACATCGCCTCCCCAGGGAATAAACGTAACAGTTTTACCAAGAAGTGTTGTTGTTGTGGTTTCGCTAATTACGGTAATATTCTTTCGACCGTTAAGGATTGACAAAGAGTTAATATCAGATCTATCCTTATAATATGCATCATGGTTTCCTACGATCATGATAATATTAAAATTGCTTAGTTTATCAAGAATAAGACCGGCGACATGCAACGTCGCGACAGAGATATCGCTCCTGTGATGGTAAAAATCACCAAGAAATAATATATCTTTTATATCTTTTTTCTTTATTTCATCAACAAACCAGTCACACCAGTCCAAAGCTACTTGATGCCAAGTAGTTGAATCGAGATGTACACCTAAGTGTAAGTCCGAGAATATAGCGACTTTTGATTTATTTAAATAAATATCCACAATAATTATTCTTCATCATCACCAGTTGGCTCAACATAAATGTGAGCTCCACCGTTCTCATCAGGATTAAGCATTAAATCGCTATATACTTTATCTCTATACTCATTAATAGCTTCATGATGCTTTTTTTCTTTCTTAATTCTATTAATAAAGGCATGAAAGGCAATAGTTGTAAAATATGAAAACGGACTGAACCCGCAATCAATTTTGAATTTCTTATTCTTTAGAGCCGAAAACATTTTTACAATAGCATCACCAACCATATCTTCTTTATAACTATAATTTAAAAAGTTTGGAGCGTAGGACAGACCGTTAGCTATTTTATTAATACTCTCACATAATTTATCAGTCATGTTGTCAGTTTTGTAATAGTTTCTTATCTCATCTTCAAACTCTCTACTATTAACATAGTGAACCTTGTCCTTTGGTTTAATTTTTTTAGGGGTCTCTTCTACTATTACCTGAGGTTCTTGAAACAATTCCGGAAGCTTACTGACAACATCTTCTAGAGCTGCGGCTTCTTCTAGAGGAAGATCAAGATCAAGAATTAGCGGCGGTTCTTTTTTATTTTTCTTCGATTTCTTTGTATGCAATGGGGATGCGTTCTTTTTCATAAAGTGTTTGTCTTTTTAGGGCGTGAGCAGCGCTATAGCGTAAGTCATCGGTAATATCAAATATTATAAGCTTAGATTTATCCTTATGCAACCTAAGTCCTCTACCAATAGACTGTACAATTTTAATTTTCGCTTTACCGCCACATGCAAAAATAATATAATGGAGATTTTTAATATTAATACCTGTGGAGAAGATCTTCGATATAGCAACAACAACAACATCACTATTTGCTTCCATGAGTTGTCTAACCTTATCTCTTTCCTCAACCTCTACTTCCCCGCGTATAAAGAAGCACTGCTTTTCAGGCATCATCTCTTTTATAAGATCAAAAAGTAGTTCTCCATGCTGAATATAATCAACCATGATTAAGACATTCTGCTGCAATCCCTTGGCTAGCTTTGCTATAATATTATTTCTAAACTTAGATGTTATCAGATATTCTAACTCTTCTCTATATGCATTTCCGCCTGAAGATGGTGAAGGAGCCTCTTTATGTAAGAGCTTAATGATTTGTATTTGCGCATTACTTACATAGTTTTCTTGTCTTAAATCGAAGCTATTTTTTTCATATATTACAGGTCCGATCTTACCAATAATATTCCACTGATCGAGGGATTCTTCAGGCATTGTACCAGTAAAACCAAATCTATAGGGTGTTTTTATTTTTTTAAGAATATCATTTACTTTATTGCCTTTACGAATCTTATGAACTTCATCAACAATGAGAAGATCTATATTCTCAAGCCAGTCTAGATTACTATTTTTACTCTGCAGTATACCGAGATTTGAGACAATTACGTTAGATGTTAAATTTAAATCATCGTCACCCGTCCACTTAGATACGCTGAACGGTACATTATAATCAACAAAATCATGATACGTCTGAGATGCAAGACCCCGGTCAGGTACAATAAAGAGGCATTTAAAGCTCTGTTTGTTATAGGAAGACATATATAGTTGATGCACCTTTGAAATTAACGAAGCTGATGTTAATGTCTTTCCACCGGCGGTAGCAAGAATAATAGTACCTCTTCCGTTAAAAAGGCACTGCTTAACAATCTCTTCTTGATAATCTCTCAAGCTTATATTGAGAGGGTATATTTCGTTTTTAAAATCCAATTGCTGATGCCAGCCGTTACGCGCGGGTACCACCTGATCGAAGATATTTTTATTATATTCAATCTCACCAACATACTGCTGACTTGTAAGAAATTTTTTAATCTCAACAAATAAGCACGGCTCAAATCTACCTGTTGGAGTTATTGCGTATGTCCGAGATGGCATGAATCGACCGCGACGACGCATAAAATGCGCGGCTTCGTTTTTTACAGAAAAATGCTCACGTATTTCATCGAACATATCACCTGATAAAATACCAAGTCGCTTCTTTTCATCATAATCGAATTTTATCATGTCGTCTCAAGCTTCATTATCTCTATGAGATTTTTAATATCAAAAGAACAGCTACTTAGAGTTTTTTCTGCCTTCTCAAGTAGCTCTACTAGTAGTTCAGTGTCTTGTATTTTTCTTGTAATATCTTGTACTTTACTATGCTTTTCTGCGGTTGCAGCAATTACAGGTTGAGTAAGCTTAACAGAGCTTGTATGATCAATCTCTGACATGATATCAGCCTTAACAGCATCTCGCTGTTTCTTTAACTGAATAATTTGTGATTTTAAGCGAATACATCTACCTGCCCATTTATGCTTAACTGCAGGCAGACGGAGTTGATAATCCTTAAGATTAAGTTCATTCATCTTTAGATCTTCTTCAAGCTCTTTTATGTATTCCTCTAGCATTAAGCTTAAATATAACATAAGGTATACAGAAATCAATGAGTAACTTTAATAAGCTAGTAGATAGTCTTTTAATGGAGCTTGCTAATGTAGCGGGCGGTATACAGAGTGTCACCGGGCCTGTAACTTCCGGAAACGGCGGTGGTCGCTTTGGTGTGCAGGATGATGTTGCTTATAATCAAAATGATGCTCGTCTCGCTATACCTCTCGGTACGAAGAATCCTTATATCAAGGATTTGAAGGGCAAGAAGAAGCCGAGTAAGAAGACCGTTAAAGTTCCTGTACAGCGGCGTGCTGGTATATATTTACCGGGAATGTAATAACTATCTGTATGGATAGCGGCCATTGGATTTTAGATGAAGATGTGGTGATTAATGAGCTTACATTTGGCTTCATCTATTTGATTGTTAATACTGTTAATAATAAAAAATATATTGGTAAGAAGCAGTGTACTAGTCGTATTAAGCGTAAACCACTTAAAGGTAAAACAAGAAATAGGATTGACCATAGGGAATCTGATTGGAAATCCTACACAAGTTCATCAAATGAGTTAAATGATGATATTATAAAATATGGTAAAGATAAGTTTGCTTTTAGAATTTTACGTACGTGCGACTCAAAGTGGGCTCTAGCTTACTATGAGATAAAAGAGCAACTGGATGAAGATGTATTACTGAGAGATGATTATTATAATGGTATTTGTAATGTAAGGATAGGTAAGGCTCCTAAACAAGAGCTTGCAAAATTTAAATTATAACGTTATACTGTAGTAGTGATTGACAGCTGCACATTTGAACAGTTTAATTTAAAATTTATAAACTTTGATTCTATATTCAAATTGATCGAAGTTAATTTAATCAATGATCTTACAAATTATAACTTAATTCCGGCGAAGAAAGTAACAAGAGATATTAAGAAACTATTCTATCATCATATTTTTTATGGTATTAGCGAATATCTTTTAAACAATAAATCAAAAGAGCGTGTTATTATTCTTAAAGCTCTTGACTCTCAATCAAGCTATTTGATCAATCAATACTTTAAAGTTGAAGACACACATCGTCATATAGAACAGGCTATTACACAAGTAGCTAAGCTTTTACCTATAAACTTATACGGTTATAAGAATATACAATTTAACGATTTAAAAACAGCTTATGAAAAAAGGGATGGTGATGTTGTTGAACTTATTGAAAGGATACGCTCTTTTGCGTGGTCCCGTGATTTTATGAGATCTCATTATACATTTTCTAAAGTTAAAAACTTTGCTAAGCGTAACGAATTAAAGTTTCTTAACGAGAAGTACTTTAATCAGCTTAAAACAAAGCAACTTCTCTTCATATAAGTACTAAATACTTATAATGAAATTTCTCGATAAACTTAATAACCAATGGTCATTATTAGATGAAGCAGATGATGCAGCTGCTGCTCCTGCACCTGATGCGACGGCAGATGCCGCAGCTCCTGATCCAAATGCTGCACCTGCAGCCGGTGAACCTACACCTGTAGCTCCTGAAGGATATGTGGGTCTTGTAAAATTATTAGCTAAAGCTGCAGCTATGAATTTTCCTGCGAATGCGCTTGATGAGATTTTTCGCACTGAGGTAACAGCAGAAAATGCATTTCCGTTACAGACGGCATTAGAGGCAGCACTCAAGCAGAACGAAATGTACGCTGATAACCCAGAGCGTCTCGATAATCCAAACGTCAAAAATTATATTAGCAGTATTAATACGGGTAATTTTATCAACAAGTATAAGCATTTGCTTGCTGCAATGAAAGAGCAGGACCCTTATATTAAAGATGTTAACATTTAAGTCATATTTTCTTAACGAAGGTGGTAATATATTCAGTACAACTGGACGTATAGACCGTAAGGACGTTCTACCGACTGTTCAACATCTCGAACAAATAACAGGTCTACCGCTTGTTAATAATATGCTCGGTTCAACAGGTAAGGCTGCAGACTCCGGTGATATTGACTTGGTTGTTGATTCAAAGACAATATCAAAAGCAGATCTTGAAAACAAGCTTCAAGCGTATTGGAAGCAGCACAGCGTTGATACTATCGGTACAAAAAAGACAGGTATATCTGTTCACTTTCTTTCACCTGTCTGGGATAAAGGTGGAAAAGAGACAGGAAAATATGTTCAAGTTGATTTTATGCTACACGAAGACCCTGAGTATCTTAAATTCTTTTACGCATCAAACGAAACAGCACCTTATAAAGGTAGAGATAGAAATATTCTCTTATCTGCGGTAGCAAAGCACAAAGGGTTCTCACTCTCCATGGGGGGTCTTTCAAACAGAGAAACAAAGGAACAAATTAATAAAGACCCCGATACTATCGCCAAGACAATTCTCGGTAAATCTGCAACCGCGGACGATTTACATAACATTTCAGCAATAACAAAGAAGCTTATAGATCTTTATGGTCCTGAACAGGCTAAAGAGATTGTTAAGGATGCTGAAGCTACAACAGGAAAAACATTACTATGATTACATTCAAACAATTCACAACAGAAGCAAAAAACGAAGGCGATCGTGTTGGTATACAGCACCTTTACTCACAAAATAAACCCGAGCTCTATTCCATGGGATTAGAGGAATTTAAACGCTTTGTTGGTTACCTGCAGCAAAATAAAGGAATGATTACACCTGAAAATTCTACAGTTACAGAAAAGGTAGACGGTATGGCGCTTAAAGTAGGAAACGACGAGCAAGGTTTTTTTGTACGCTCAAGTTATTCTGGTAAAGTTTATGAACCGGAAAGTTTTCTTACATCGATTAAATACCCTCCAGCGCGCGAGGCTTTTATGAATAGCTTTGAGCGTATTAAGCATCTCGTTCTACCTATTATTGGTAAGCATAACGTTACAATTCAACTTGAATGGCTTTACTCGCCGAACGCTCTTGAAGCAGATCCTTCATCGGGCAAAGTAAGTTTTGTTGTAGCAGAATATCAAAAAGAAAAATTAGGCTCTTGGTCAACTTTTATTGTCATTAATATTCATGCAGATGAAAGCGTTAATGTAAATGCTATTCGTAAAAAGTTAATTGCTATTAATGATAGAGAAGTTAAATTTATTCTTCCTAATGTCAATCTCTTTCAGTCTGTAGATCTTAGACAGGAAACACTTAACGCGCAGAAAGCTTTCGCAACTATAGCAAAGAAAGAGCAAGAATTAAATCAATTAAAGGAAGAAATTGCAGCGGGCGGACCGGGGCGTAACAAGCTAGTACAGCGTCGTAGAGAATTAGTAGCAGCTATACAGGCTAAGCTTTTACCTATTCAGAAAGCAATGTATACAAAGACGGTAAACAATCTTCTTAAGACTGAAGGACTGTTAGGTGACATAGAGGGGTACGTTATTAAGGCAGGTGATTTAATGTTCAAGGTAAATAGTCCTCACTTTATGAGCGCTAAGTTTGCTAAAGAAGATGATGAAGAGATAGGTGGTGAACCTATTGTTAACGCTAGACATGTACTAGATAATCAAGTAATGAATCGTCGTAGCTTTACTAACCCTGGTTATGGTAACGCTGATTGGGGTAGACTAACACCTGACATGAGTACAAATACTTTTTAATATGGTCTTTAATCAACATATCAAGTTGTTACTCGAGGCGCTTACATCAAAGAAGTATCTCGTTTTAATTCCGGGAGGATTCAAACCACCTACTGTTGGTCATTTTGATCTCATTAAGAGTTATAGCGATAATCCGCAAGTTCAGGGAGTTATTGTGCTTGTCGGACCAAAGGAGCGTGAAGGTGTTAATAGAGAGCAATCTCTTGCCATTCTTAAATTGTATGGTATCGATAAATTACCGAAAGTTAGTCTTCAAAAGACACCTATTGATAATCCAATGCAAGCGGCTTTTGAGTTTGCCATGAATGATGCAAGTAATCCTCGCTATAACGGTCTTACTGTTGGTATTGGAGCGTCTGATAAGGGTGGAGATGATGAAAGAGCGCATAGGCTTGTAAAATATTACAAAGCACATCCAGAAAAGTTCCCTAGCAATATTATCGTCGGTATACCACCAATTATACACGCATCTCAGTTTGCAAATGTTAATATATCAGCAACTGTTTTGCGTAACGCTATACGTACAAAAGATAAACCATTAATTCGTGAACTTATACCTGCCGGCGTAAGTGTTGAAGATTTTTTAGAGATTCTAAATTAGTTTAAGCTTCAAGCATCTTAATCATACCGTAAACGGTATCTTCAACCTTTTCTCTTGGTTGATTACGCATAAGCTCTTTAATTTTATTGACAAGAGCATCTCCACCGTCATTTATACTCTTATAAAGATCCTGCTCTGTTTTTTCTTCGATTTCAATATCACGCTCAACTTCACCTTTATGAGCTTCATAATCCTTATATCCAAATACACTACTCACGCTTTCTTCAGCTTTAGCAATCTTATCCGCTACCCACTCTTCTATCTCACTATCACACGGAATAATATCATGTAACATAGCAGCCATCTTTGCAATTCTATAAAGATTTTGCTTGACCATATTTGATGCTTGATGCTGAGGATGCTCACCTGTCTGTGAGAACTCATCTTGATCATATCCTCCCTCTTCTTCATCTCTTGCAAATACCATATCATCCTCTGACTTTGCAGACTTCTTGTCCACACAATTACATTCTTCAGCTTCCTCCTCACACTTCATACAGCG